AGTCCAAAATCATTTTCAACACGGTTCGAGATATGGTCAAGAATCAGCCGGAACTTTCCGACTTCCTGACCGTCTATAAGGATTCCATTTACAATCCGAAGAATGGCAGCGTGTATCGCGCCCTATCTTCCGAAGCCTTTACCAAAGAAGGTTTGTCAGCGACATTCGTTGCCTTTGACGAACTTCACGCACAACCTAACCGCGAGCTTTTCGATGTGTTGTCTCTGTCGATGGGCGCTCGCAAAGAGGGAATGCTGGTGGCCATCACCACCGCCGGAGTCCAGACCGACCAGTCGGGCAAGGATTCAATCTGTTACTCGCTCTACGAGTACGGAAAAAAGATTGCTCTCGGCGAAGTCGTTGACCCGAACTTCTTCTTTGCATGGTGGGAACCTAAGACACCTGATGCCGACTACCGCGATCCGCAGACTTGGGCTGATGCGAACCCGGGCTTTGACGATATTGTCAGCAAGGATTCTTTCGAGTCCACCATCAAGGTAACACCCGAGGCCGAATTCAAAACCAAGCGCCTCAACATTTGGACTTCGACCTCAGACACTTGGCTTCCTCACGGAACTTGGGATGAGTTAGAAGATAGACACGACATTGAAGATGGCGCAGAAGTTGTGTTGGGCTTTGACGGCTCATTCAACGGAGACTGCACCGCTATCGTGGCAATCTCGGTCGGCGAGAAGCCTCATATCATGCCGGTTGCGACATGGGAGAAGCCTGACGAAGCCGATGCAAATTGGCAGGTTCCGGTTCTCGATGTGGAAGAGGCAATTCGTGATGCGTGTAAGCGGTGGCAAGTTATGGAAATTGCTTGCGATCCTTATCGTTGGGCTCGTACTTTTCAAGTGCTTGAAGATGAAGGCCTACCAGTTGTTACATTTCCCCAAACCGCCTCGCGTATGACACCAGCCACGACTCGGTTCTTCGAGGCGTGTGTAAACAAAACAATGACTCACAATGGCGATGCGAAGTTAGCTCGTCACATAGCCAACGCAACTCTTCGCGTGGATCAACGCGGAAGCCGATTGGCAAAAGAAAAGCGTGGTTCGACTCGCCGTATTGACTTAGCCGTTGCTTCGGTCATGGCGCTCGAACGAGCAGCTTGGTGGCACTCTCAGGGTGGTTCCTTGCCAGCAGTATTTGACCCTTGGTCATTATCAGAAGGAGAGGTTCCTAGTGTTTGGGCTAATCACGACAATAGTTGAAATTATCGGAGCAGTTGCCATTTCCGTTGGAGTGGGAATCTGCTTTGGACTTGGGGCAGGGCTAATCGTTTCTGGAATTCTTGCTATTGCAGGAAGTTATTTTGCATCATTAGGAGCTGCTGAATGAGTATCTTCACACGAGGCTTCACCGTTGGGCGATACCCACAATTCAACAACTATGTCTCTCCCCTAAGCCAGCTCTACGGTCAGACTTCCATGACCTCTGCTGCCGGTGAGCGCATTGACGAGTGGACTGCTCTTGGTGTCTCTGCCGTTCTCGGCGCAGTTTCTTTGTTGGCCGACTCGGTGGCTTCGATGCCTCTTCGCGCCTACTCCATAGATTCAACGGGAAAGCGCATCATGCGCCCGCTTCCCGATGTTATTAGTGATCCCGATCCTGAATCAAACACTTACGAACTCATTCATCAAATCGTGGCATCACTAGCCCTTCACGGTAACGCCTATGTCAAGATTGACCGCGACACTCGCGGCAACATGATTGGCCTTGTTCCACTGCACCCATATCAGATGCAGGTTCTCCCCACCGGAGACATGACAGGCCGCCGTTATCTTCACCTTGGCAACGAGATGAATCGCGATGATATGTTGCACCTTCGCTGGTTCACTCCACCACAATCTTTGGTTGGTATTTCCCCTCTCAATCAGACTCGCAACCTTGTCGGACTTGCGATTGCTATGGATCGCCACTTGGCGCAATTTTATGGCGAGGGTGGAACGCCTTCCTCAGTCCTAGAGACAGACCAAAAGCTGACTCTCGACCAAGCTCGCATCATTCAAGGCACATGGGAAGCAACCCACCGCCGTCACCGCAAGCCAGCCGTTCTCTCTGACGGTTTGAAGTGGAAGCCAATTACCACTTCGGCTGCTGATAACGAAATGATTGCTACTCGCGAGCAGTTGATTCGTGATATTGCCCGAGTCTTTAGAATTCCAAGCCACTTGATTATGGCTTCGGGAGATAATCAGACCTATCAGAATGTCGAGCAAGCATCGCTGAACTTCTTGACTCACACGATTTCTCCATGGCTTCGCCGTATTGAAATCGCTATGTCGAAGATTCTTGATGTTGGCGTTGATGTTGCATTCGATACTTCGGTTCTCCTTCGCGTTGATGCTTTGACTCGCGCAAATGTCAACCTTCTCAATATCAAGATGGGCGCTCGCACTCCTAATGAGGTTCGTCAAATTGAAGGCATGGAGCCTTACGAAGGCGGAGACCTGTTCAATCAAGCCTTGCAAGGAAATGTTCTCGCTGGTGGTCAGCTTCCATCGCTAGGAACTGACGATGACCCTTCAGCACCAATGATGGGAGTCCTTGAATAATGAGCGAGACATATCGCCCACCGAAAGGCGTTCAAGACGAAGCGAAGATGGCTTTGGGTTGGATTGCCGATGGTCATGCTGGCTCAGGCTTCACCGCAGTCGGAAAGAAGCGAGCATCAGACTTGGCAGAAGGTCGCGCAGTAAGCGCACAAACCATTCTGAGAATGTATTCATTCTTCAAGCGACATGAAGTGGACAAAAAAGCACAGGGATTCAATAGCGGCGAAGATGGATTCCCATCTCCCGGAAGAGTTGCATGGTCGGCATGGGGTGGCGATGCAGGTTTTTCTTGGTCAACCAAGATCAGAAATTCAATATCCAAGAGCGCCCGAGCGCTTTCCCTAATGGCCGAGGAGAACAATATGGCTGACATGAATCAGGTTCCAGACTTGAACGAGGAACTGACCGAACTTCTTGCTGATGTTTTCAGCTTCTATCTTCGCGCACACGGCGCTCACTGGAATGTTGTCGGCGCAGATTTCGCCGAGTATCACAAGCTCTTCCAGAAGATTTATGAAGATGTTTATGAGTCGGTTGACCCACTTGCAGAGAACCTTCGCAAGCTCGGCGCTAAGGCTCCATTCCAGCTCACACAATTTTTGACACTTCGCACCTTGGAAGATGCAGCCGCTATCTCACAAGACCCACGCGCTTTGGCGCTGGACTTGCTGACGGCTAACGATGTTCTGCTCGATGAGATTTCCGATGCTTTCGATTGCGCGACCGCTTACGGTCAGCAAGGCGTGGCGAACTTCCTCGCAGGTCGCATGGATCAGCACCAACTCTGGAAGTGGCAGCTCTCAGCTTCTCTCGGCCTAGAAGTTGCAGTGGCAAACCCTGACCCTGTTGATGCCCAAGGCGTTGACGAAGATGACACCGTTGAAGATGACGGCATGACAATGCCAATGGATATGGTTTACGGTCGCTCCGCTATCGGTGCTGCCGGACTTCCACTTGCTCCACGCGATACCGCTTGGGATGCAGCAGCAGCCGACAAGCGCGTTCAGGATTATGCCGGTGGCAAGGATGCTATGGATTGGGCTAAGTACGCACAAGCCTTCTTCTATGTTGACGAAGCCGACAAGGAAAAGCTTGGCTCCTACAAGTTGCAATTCGCCGATGTTGTCGATGGCGAGTTGAAGGCAATTCCCAAGGGAATCTTTGCGGTTGCTGGTGTCCTCAATGGCGCTCGCGGTGGGGTAGATATTCCTGCCAATGACCAAGAAGCTATCAAGGGCAAAGTTGCTACCTACTATGCACAAATGGCTAAGGCGTTCAACGATGATTCCATCAAGGCTCCTTTCGAGGGTCGCGCCGCAGCAGCTCGTCTAGGCGAAGGAACCTTCGTCTCATGGAATACCTCAAACGGTCGCGCTCGCGGCAAGATTGAAAAGGTAATCTCCAAGGGTCAGGCAACTTCATCAGAAGGTTTCGTCATCGAAGCCACTCCTGACCAACCTGCGTACCAAGTTCGTATCTATAAAGAGCAGGGCAACGGTTGGATTCCTTCCGATGTTGTCTCTGTCCATCGTGGGGATTATCTAACCATCACTAGCGCACTTCCAGCGCCACGATCAGAGGATTTGTCTATGGTAGAAGAACGCAAGACTGCTATTCGCACCGCCGAGCGCATCACCATGACCGCAGAGGTTCGCAAAGTTGCGACCGATGACGGCTCATTGAGAATCGGTGGATACGCTGCAACTTTCAACAATGAGGCAACAGGCTTGAACTTCCGCGAAGTTATCGCACCGGGAGCCTTCAAGCGCACCTTGGCAACAGATAATCCGGTGTTCCTGCTTATCAACCATGACACCGAATCCTTGCCATTGGCTTCTACTCAGTCAGGCACAATGTCGCTTCGTGAGGACAATGTTGGCTTGTTCATGGAAGCAACCCTTGATCCAAAGAACCCACGCGCTGCTGAACTTGCTTCGGCTTTGGAGCGTGGCGATGTGGACAAGATGAGCTTCGCATTTACCGTTGCACCTGATGGCGATACTCGCTCAGAAGGACTTCGCACTTTGACCGACCTTGATTTGTTTGAGGTTTCGGTTGTCACATGGCCAGCCTACGATGCCACTTCAGTTGGTATGCGTTCCGCGACTGATGAGGATTTGAATCTTCGTAAGCGCAAGTTGGCTGCTAAATTCAAACAGTATTCGCTGACCAAGTAGTCACGCGATTGCCCTCGGCGCTTCTGCCCCGGCGGTTTTTCATTCATCCACTCCAAGAGAAAGGGACACCATGTCTCTAGCATCAAAGCTCAAGGAACAACGCGATGGCCTAGTTGCAGAAGTGGAAGCGGCTCTCGCTTCTGAAGATGTAACTGCTGAAGCCCTCGATGCTGTTACCGATAAGCAAACAGAAATCGAGAAGCTCGATGAGCGCCTCGCAACAGTTGAAGCAGTAGAAGCTCGTTCTGCTGCACTTGCAGAGTCTCGCAAGGAATCAGGCGTGAAGGTTTTCGGTGGCGCAGTTGTCACACGCGAAGCTCACACCTACGAGAAGAATGGCCAAAACTCATTCGTTCGCGACATGATTGCCGGAACACTCCGCAACGATCGCAGCGCATGGGAGCGCCTACACCGTCACCAGCAAGAAGTCGCAGTTGAAACTCGCGACATTTCTCGCACCGATGGCGCTGGTGGAGACTTCGTTCCACCTATCTACCTCATCAACGAATACGCAGAGTTCGCTCGTGCTGCTCGCGTAACCGCTGACCTCGTTACCAACATGGCTTTGCCAGCAGGTACCGACTCAATCAACATCCCACAAATCACCACAGGTACTTTGGCTGCATTCCAGTCTGCTGATAACGCCGCGACAACAACTCGCGACATGGTTTCATCAACTGTCACTGCACCAGTTCGTACCATCTCAGGCTACGAGAATGTCTCGATTCAGCTTGTAGAGCAGTCTCCTTTGGCTGGCGGCCTTGATCGCCTCGTCTTTGGTGACTTGATGGCTGACTACGCACTTCAGCTCAACACCGCAGTTGTCGGTGCTGGCGATGGAACATCAGGAACCTTGAAGGGTCTTATCACCCTTGGAACCGATACCACAAACGGCATCCCAACAACATGGACTGAGACAACTCCCTCAGCTCCTAACGGTTTGATCTCAATCGCTAAGGCGATTTCAAAGGTCACAACCAACCGCTACAAGGCTGCTGAAGCAATCGTTATGCACCCATCACTTTGGTACTGGTTTGCATCACAGGTTGACGGCAACTCTCGCCCACTCGTTGTTCCAGTAACAGGCGCTTCACAGGCTTTCAACGCTGCTGGTACAGTCACCAATCCGGGCGCACCTGCTGGCCTCGTAGGAACAATCCAAGGCGTTCCAGTCTTTATTGACGCAACAATGCCAAAGACCTACGGCGCAGCAACAAACCAGACTCCAGTTCTCGTTGGTAAGTTCTCAGATTCTTACCTCTTCGAGTCAGGCGTAAAGACCCGCGTTCTTCCTGATGTTCTTTCAGGAAACTTGACCGTTCGCTTCCAAGTTTACGGTTACGCTGCTCTTGCACACCGCTTCAACAAGTCAGTTTCGGCTATCACCGGAACCGGTACAGTTGCACCTTCAGGCTACTAATAGTTAGTCTGACGGTTGTGGAACCAGCCCCGAAAGGGGCTGGTCTCCCATAACCACTCAGTGAAAATCGGGGGATTTCATGCGTTCTATATTTCTTGAAGGATTGAAAACTGCTCGCGAGATTGTCAGCACCGAAGGCATTGAAGCCTTGGATAAGCTGATTGCCGAGCATGAATCAGGACTCATCGAAACCACCGCCGTCAAACCAGCGATGGAGCAACGATGAAAATGTCAGATAAAGTGTGCATTGGTATTGTCAATGACGGCAAAATCAACGGACAACTAGCGATGGATTTGATTCACATCGCACGCCACAAGAGCAACCGTTTGGATCACATGGTTCAGGTTGCCAATATCGGCCTCACTACTCGCTCACGAAATGTAGTGGTCAAAAACTTTCTCGAAGAAGTTGATACTCCATGGCTTCTCTTGATAGATGCTGACGAGCGCCTACCGCTTGAAGCGTTCCTCACACTCATTGAGACGGCTCATTCTAAAGACCGTCCGATTGTCTCAGGGTTAGTCTTTGCAGCCTTCTTCGACAATGACGATATGCTTCGCCCGGTTCCCACGATTTACCGCATGACCGAAACTGCGGGATTGCAACCGATTGACGATTACCCCATCGACACCGTGATTGAAGTTGATGCGGCTGGTACAGGTTGCCTTTTGATTCACCGCAGCGTTTTTGAGAAAATGCGCGATAACGCAACACCCAATCAAGGCAAGGATTGGGCATGGTTCGTTGAAGGCGCTATTGACGGCACTTACTTTGGCGAGGACTTGCTATTTTCCAAGCGACTGAAATCTCTTGGCTTTCCAATTTATGCCCACACTGGGGCAATCTTGAAACACCGTAAGGAATTTTGGCTTGACGAGCGACACCATGCACCCATGCGTGAAGCCGCAATCCAGCACTTTCAAGCATCAGGCTCTTCGCGACCCCTGCGCGATGAGTCTGATGCCCTAACCTCTAAGGAGTAGCTATGGCAAGTTATGATCTCGGTGACAAGGTTTATCTGACTTGGCTCACCGTTGATTCAACTGGCGCAGCCGTAAACCCCGGCACCGTCACGCTCTCAGTTACCCTTCCAGACGGCACCAGCGCCTCTGTAACGACCGCAACGGCCGTGACTGGCACTTACACTGCTTCTTACCTTCCTACGCAGTTTGGCCGCCATGTTTACGCTTGGACTGCCACAGGTTCATGGCCACAGGCTTATGCTGATGTTTTTGAGGTTCGCGATGTTACAGATATTGGCATCGTGGGCTATGACGAAGTTTTGGAATATCTGAACATTCCTGCTGCGAGCGCCAATGAGAACGAGATTCGCCGTTTTATCGATGCCGCAACTGACTTGGCTGAAAACTATGTCGGACTGGTTCTCGGTCGCAAGACTTACACCAGCGAGCTTTACGATGGCGGCAACGAATTCCTTCGCCTACGCAATCCAAAGGCAATCTCGGTAACTTCTGTCTATGAGAACGGCGCTTTGCTCAACTCCAATCAGTATTTCATCGATCCAACAGGTCAACGCCTCTACCGTCTCGGTTCAGGAACGCTTTATGCAACCAACTCTTAT